TGAATATTATTCCTTGATTGGGGTGATAAATCTGGTGTATTTTGAGGAACGCCGCGGCGTTTTCTTGCTGATGCTAAAGCTTGGCTCATTATTATGAGAATATTATAATATTATAAACATTTCTCTAAATAGTTATTAACGAATTTGTTTTGTAAAATCTAAGTATGATAAAAAATAACAAATGTTAGAATAAAAAGTGTTTGAATTATTTTCTCTCAATTTAATTTCATAATGAAATCTATCATTATCTTCTATATTACAAACACAAATATTTGAAATGTTGTCATCATCATATTTGCTAACAATGCTATAAAAATCATCGTCAACGATGTCAGAATAATCTTCTTCGCAATCATCATCTTCAAAATATATTTCATATTTATCTTTGTATTCGTTGCCATTAATGTCTATAAATTTTGTATCATCTATAAAATCGTCTATTATACTATCAAGTTCATCTAATTGGTCAATATTATTTTTTTTCATAAGTTTATTTTTAACACTGCTCGGCATTTTTTATAAAATCTGTAAAACCTATAATAACAATACATTTTATTTTTTATTTTATTTTTCTAATATCATTTACGCTTTCATAGCCATTTTTATCGGTTCATGTGAAACATATTTTTCTACCCATTCAATATCATCAATAGTATAATCTTCAATGTTCTCGTGTTTCTGTAAAATATTTATTTTTGGAAATGGAAATGGTTCTCGTTTAAGTTGTTCTTGTATTGGTTCAAAATGTTCTTCATAAATATGTGCGTTTCCTAAAAAATAAATAAATTCGTCTGCTATCAAATCGCAATGCTTAGCAATAATATGTGTCAAGAAAGAATATGATGCTATGTTTATTGGTGCGCCTATGCAAGTGTCAATGCTTCTCTGCATTAAAGCACACGATAAATATTTATTATCGCGAACATTAAATTGCATCAAAATATGACAAGGAGGAAGCGCCATTTCATCTAATTGACATGGGTTCCATGCAGTTATAATGTGTCTACGAGAACTTCGAGTGGAAGGATTTTTTAAATCATTAATAACATTATTTAATTGGTCAATGCCTTTACCTGAATAATCACTATGACAATCTACATATTCAGCATTAAAGTGACGCCATTGATGTCCATAAATAGGCCCCAAGTCATTGACTTCGTTCTTATGTAATCTTCGACTATCCAAGAATTCCCTTGTTGAATTACCATCCCAAATATGAATATTTTGGTCTTGTAACTCTTTGTTATTAGTAGAACCACGAATAAACCATTGTAATTCGCGAAAACACGTTTTCCACGCCACTTTTTTAGTAGTTAATAATGGAAGTTCTCCATCCTTTAGAGAAAATCGCATTGAATAACCAAAAATGGATTTTGTTTTACCATTTCGTGTTTCTTCAAGAGAACCTTTTTCTAATATTTCTTTAATCAACTGTAAATATTGATTTTCAGGATGTAAAGACATACTATATAAATATTTAGCACATACATTTTATATATATTTTCTATTGAATTTTATATAATAATAGTATAAATGGAAGTATTACAAGAAAGTTCAAGTGGTGGATATAATAAATCATTTTTATCACACGTATTTTCCACCACAGAAGAAAGTAAAGCTGAAATATTAAATGTTGTCCAATATTCTGTAATGGGCGTAATCCCTATTGTTATTTTAAATAAATTAATTCAACGATTTATTCCAGAAGCAGAACCTGAAAAATCCAGTTTGGAACTTTTAGTAGAAATATTTATTCAATTAATTGTTATGTTTTGCGGTATTATTGTTATACATCGCATGATTACTTTTGCTCCAACATATAGTGGTTTTAAATATGAAAGTTTAACATTAACAAATGTTATATTAGCATTTTTAATAATTGTATTGAGTATTCAAACAAAATTAGGGTTAAAAGTAAATATATTAGTAGATCGTTTACTTGAATTATGGAATGGTCCATCCAGCGATGACCGCAAATCAAACAAGCGCAATGTTAGAACAAGTTCTCCAATGAGCCAACATTCACATAGTCAAGCTGATTATTTAGATAATTCAAATGTTCAAAGTGGTATGTTTCCACCAGCTCCAGTGGCAACAACCCGTCAAAATTCTGTAATGGAGACTTATGATAATATGTTAGGTGGTACAAGAGGAGGTCAAATGGATTATGGGTCAATGATGGGTCCTATGGCTGCTAATGGCGTTTTAGGAGGGTCTTTTGGTTCTAGTTTTTAGATAAATCAATATAATTTTTATTTTCAATGATAAAAATTATAGTTTATATCTTTATTTTGCCTTTACTGTTTTATTTTTTACACAGCGAAATTTTTCATTGCGAATTTTATTATCTTTACATTTGCTTACACATTTTTTTGTAATAGGATTATATTCTTTAGTATCAGGACAACTTAATAACGGTGGCATTGATAAGAATTCCCTCTCTGATTCTGTTAATACAAAACCTATTTTATCTAATTTATTCAAAATTTTATTCATTTTTTCTTTTTTTGGTTTATGTTCCATTATAATATGATTTTGGTAATTTTTATTGTGTTTTTCTAATAAACCATGTTTGCTTATTATATTTTCATATTCACGCAATATTTCATCTGGTTCATATCTATATGGTAAATAATTAGTTAACATTCGGTTAAACAAAGAACACAAATCGTTTTGAAAATCACGATTGATAAATTTTGATGTATTTGCTAAAACATTAGCGAAAGCAATTCCAGTACCATACGAATCAATTGTATTCAACGACATATTTAACATATGTTCATAGGATTCAGGTTTCAATTCATCTAACAAATCTTTGAAATCATTTATTACTATTTTTCTGTTTTCTCGTCTTAAATTATTATCTAGATGTCCAAACACAATTGATAAAAATATTCTATAGCTTTTATTGTCTTCACTTTCCATATTATTTATAATATTTTCGATAAAAATATTTCTTTTTACAGGACCCCAATTAGAAACCTTATGAAACTTTTTTGCGTTCATAAATTGTAATTCAAAAGGATAAGACCAATGTCTAATAGCTGACGAAGCTGTAGAATTTTTACAATCATTAAACATTTGACTTCTTGAACGCATTAAACCAAAATCAATAAAATTAATTCGGTTTTTATCTTCATTATACACTATATTTTGTGCTTTCAAATCATGATGTATAATATCTTTTTTTAAGAAGAGCGTTAACCCGTATAAAATACGTTGGGCTTCAATCCAAAATAATTCCATTTTATTTTTATTTTCACTGGTAACTGGATGTTTACCAAATCTTTTTGAAAAAATTTCTAGATTTTCACCACCATCATTCATTACTAAAATAGAAAAATCTTTTATATTGTCTCCTAAATTACATTGTAACATAGCATCGACATTTTCAATACTATAATCAGGAATACAAGATACAGGTTTTCCCAAATATGTATATTTGTTTGGGTCAGCTGATTTTATAATATCATATTCTTTCATTTCAGTATTAGCATGCTTCTTCAACATATATTTGGAAATTTTGTTTTTATAATTTATTTTACGGGTTTTACATTTAAGACTTGGTTTATGTACACAACCATAACTACCTTTACCAATAACTTTCGGTTCGGTATTCATAATAATATAATAAATTTGATATATATATTATATTATATTTATTTGTTTATGAAATCCATAGAATTCATCATTTCCATTTTTTTCATAGATTGTTCAAACGTATTTTGTTTTTCTAAATTAGCAAATAAATATTCAGTATTTGGGCTTTTTTCATTTTTCTTTATTTGTTTATAAATTTGATTAATTTTATCAACAACATTTTGTATAACTTGTTTATTGGTAGTTAATTCAATATTTGTAGGAACGCTTTCAGTAAGTAATTCTACAGCAAAGTATAATAAATATCGTCTTTTTCTACAAGAAGCAGTAGTATATTTAATGGAAAAAATAGTTAAAAGCCCATTCATCAATTTATCAATATATTGGTTATTTAATAGAGAATTATAATATAATAACGCATCCCATAAAATCCATATTATATCCCTGCTAAATTTTTTTTCAACATTTACAAAAGGTCTTTTTTCACAATAACACGGTTCTTTGCGTTTTTTACAAATAGCATCAAATTCAACCATCCATTCAATCCAATAACAAGCAGACAACATATTTTTACGTTCATTTGAAATATTATAGCAAAATTCATTTACAGCAATGAATAATTCCTTTGGGTCTTCTTTTTTAAATACAGGTTCTATAAAAGTTACATTGGGCGCTTTTAATCGTTCAGTCATTTGTGTCATATCAAATTCTTCTTGGCGGTTTATTTTAATTGCTTCAAAACTATTTTTTTTATTAGATAATGTTATTGTGCTAATTATTTCAGCAAATAGTTTTCTCATTTGTATGCTATTTCTTACTTGTAATTCATTTAAATAGTGTCCTTGTGATATAATATGTTTAAAGTTCTCATATCTTAATTGTAAATAGAGAATAATTTTAGGATTACCTAAATGAATATGTTTACCAGTATAATGTAATATACTTTCCCAAATATCAATATAATGTCCAGAACATAATAATTCGGCACACCAATAACAAGCGTTTTCTATTTTACCTTTTAACATATTCTCTGTCAATTGTTTTTTCACTTCGGTTTTTTTAAAATTTGAAAAAGTAATTCCTTTGAATTCTGATGGTTCACGAATATCGTTTATTTCTATATTATCACTCATACCTTTAGAATAATAATAGTAATTATTTTTAGACTTTAACCACAAAAATGTAATAAAAAATTGAATTACTTTTTCTTTAAATTCATAAATAATAATAACAATACTGATAATAACAAATATAATAACAACAGCAATAATAAGTATATATTAATAACACAGTGAAAAGAATAATGGAACAATTACAGGATAAAGCACGAAAAATAATGAATGAATTACATAATTTACCATACTACAAAAATTATGCTGCTGCTTCAGGAGCTGTTCATAATTTTGCTCATCACGAAGATGCGGTTGCTTCAGTTTTTAATAATAATGGTTTAACATTATGGAACCCTGTAAATAACGAAAAACCTACATCAGAAACAATATGGAAATGGATAAATAGTAGCATTAATAACACTAAATTAGAAACATCTATGCCTGATAATAGTTATATGTCTCAACCATGCGGAACACACGATAGTCCTGATTTTATTATAAAATTAAACAATATCTTTTTTGGAATTGAATGTAAATCAGCTGATGGATTTTCTCCAATGTATAATAGTGGTGGAATAAAACAAAACTTAATTTATGTATTTTGTTCAAAAAAGACAAATTCTACTACTATTTATGTTGGAAAAGATATTTTATCAATTGAACAACAAAAATTGATAGATGAACTTATAATGAAACAGCGAGAACTTGAAAAAGAATATAACGAAAAATTAAAGGCAATAGATGTAAATCATCGGGGAATAAGTTACTATACAAGACCAATGATACAACAATCTGGTGGGGCTCAATACACCAATTATTTTAAACACGCAGAAAAAGAAAAATGTGAAGAAAATGTATATAAATTCATGAATGATATTATTGAATTGAATTATTTATCATAAAAATACAAAAATATCTAATACAAAAGTAATAAAAAAATAAAAATAGTAAGGCATTTTTGCTTTACTATTTTTTTACACATTTTATCGTTTTTCGTAAATTACATATATGATTTAACATTATTAGCTAAATCTGTTCCAATTTTAGCTGATAACAAAATAAATACATTTTTTTTTTCGTTATTATGAGTATACTTGTATTTTTTTATTTTATTAATTGTTTTTATAATAATTTGTTTGAGAGCGTTTAATTTTCTAACATCTATATTCTCTATTTCTGTTAATTGTTCCATTAATATTTTTCCTCTTTTTTCCACAGTTGTTATGAAATTTAAAAAGTATTCTTCTTTCAGTATTTTATCTTTATGTATTTCATGTCGTAATTTATAAAAATCATTATATACAAACATATACAAGTTTTTCACAATATAGATACGTTCAATAATTGAACCATTAGTATTAATATTTTTTTCATATTTATCTGTTATTAAATAACATAATCTATGAGATGTTGTTGTTATTTGATAATTGTTTGAAATTCTTTCACTACGTCGTAACATATTTAATTTATAAAATTGATTCTTATTATTTTGATGAAAAGTAATATTTCAATAAAAAATATTTCAATTTTTTATTTACCTTTTCATTTTACATAACCATTTGTGATATTATATTATTTAGTTACAAATAAATAGGAAAAACAGTTTCTAATTCTGTTTTAGAAAGACCATTGTTACCAAGAAAACTATGGATAAATTGTTGCGTTTTTGGATTTTTAAAACTATTGATTATTTTATTGAACAATTCGTTTAATTCATTGCCACTAATACTTGGTGAATAAATGACATTCAAATGATTTTCAACCAAATATTTTTGCGAACCATTTACTAAAGCATAGTTTAATTTATAAGCACTATTTCCATTACCACGATTAACTACAATTGCTGTGTCTTCAACGCCATCCATATTAATATATTGTTTTTTTTCATCATTGGAAAAATCCAACAATGAAATACTATTATTTTTAGTAATATTTGAATTATATAACAATAGTGTTTTAGTATTATCATTTGTTAATTGTGATTTGCGCTGGTTCCATACAACATTTCCAGTTTTTACAAATAGCCCTAATTTGGATAAAGTAGTAGAACCATTTAAAATTTGTCTAAGTGAATTAGCATCTTCAGAAAACATAAAATTGTTATTAAATTTTATAGAATAATTACATTCAATTGGATTATCTATAGTTTCAGTTTTTCTATAAATTAATCCAAAGGTTGATTGTTGAGTATCAATGAAACCGCCATCTTTTTCAAAATCTATAATATTCAATATTTCACCATTTTGTTTCATATAATTACGAATTGTAGAATAATAAGAAGAATTGAGAAAACTTTTTGGAATTATAAATGCTAATATACCATTTGGTTTTAACATAGACAAACTATGAATTATAAATAAACCGAATAAATTAGGTCTTCCAATTATATATTTATTATATTGTTCAGGGACATTGTTTTTGTCAATAACTAAATAAGGAGGATTACCAATAATCATATCATACAATTTATTTGTTATATATTTTATAAAATCCGATTTTTTTAAATTAACATCATTTTTGAATGATATATTTTTAATTTTGTCAAATATAAATTCATTATTTTCTATAGCATGAATTGTAATATTATCAAATAATTCATCAATATATTTTACAATTTCACAAGTTCCACAAGATGGCTCTAATATTTCATATTTATCATCAATAACAATAAACTGTTTAATATATTCAATTAATTTTTTTATAATAGTTTTTGGAGTTATAAATATTCCTTCTTCTTTCTTTACTGTTTTTGATAATTGTTTTGTAATATTAATTGTTAATTCACTAAATTCATTAGACATAATTTATATTAGCAATATATTTGTATTATAATTTTATTTACTTTCACCTTAATTTCAATTTTATAAAAATGATATAGAATTTAATTAGTTATAATTTTATAAATTTTTTATATAATATGAAAAAAGTGCTAATAACAAATAATTCTCAAATGCATTTAACAAAAACAGGCGGTTACGGTAAACAATTATATTATTTATTTCATATTTTTAAAGAATTCGGTTATGATATTTATTATTTAATGTATAATTTTAAATTTTATAACAATGAAAGTTATTTGAAAGTCTATACTTATGATGAAATGAAAGAAATATATAGTTCATCTATTTATAATGATATTATATTATTAGATGACGATATATTGAAAAATATATTCTATTTATCAATACAAAATGAAGACCGTATAGTAAAAGCAGAAGAAATAAATACTATAATAGATAATCACAACATAAATTTATTTTTTTGCTTGGGTGATGCTTTTGTTTTTGAAATAAATACAGAAAACGCATATAAAGTGCCAAACTATTTTTGGTATCCATGTCATTTTTATCCATTATCTAAATTTGATTTTAACGGGTTAAATTCTTTTTCAAATATTTTATCACTATCACCTTCAATAAAAATCGCACTTGAACAGCAATTCCCTTCTAAAAAAATATATTATTTACCACATATAGTTATGAATCAAGATATTAAATTGAGCAAAGAGGAAATACGTAAAAAATGGAATATACCTAATGATAAATATATAGTACTCTTAGTATGTCATTTATTTCATGAGCAAATTGATAACTATGTAGTTAATCGTAAATCAATAGATACTCAAATGATTGCTTTTAAGAAATTTAATGAAAAATACAATAATTCTATATTATTTATACATTCTATCAAAAATAAATATACAATAACACATCCAATGGAAGATTTAATAAATTCATTAGAATTTACAAAAGATAATTTTATATGGAATAAAAATAAATTAGATGAACATAATCTACATGAATTGTATGAAATGTCAGATATATTTTTAAGTTGTAGTAAAGGAGAAGGATTTGGAGTTCCTATACTAGAAGCGCAAAAATACAATACTAATGTTATAACAAACAATTTTTGTTCAATGAAAGAGCATAATTTTCAAAACAATATAGTTGAAGTATCAACATATTCAATTCATTACGGAATAAATGCTAATTGGGTAATATCATCAAGCGATAATATATTTAAAATGATTGAAAAAATATATTTAAACCAACGAAGAATTGAATCCGCACCCGCGGATTCACATTCTTCGTGGTCAATGACCGATAAATATTTTAATTCTTCCCCTCTAGGGCAGAATGAAATATTCAGCGGTTTAAATAATAGTGATAATAATAAAATAAGACAAAATCGTTCAAAATGGATAGTTAATGAATTAACTAGTTATACAAATATAAAAAAGAGATTATATAAAATATTACATAATTAGTATGAAAATCTTTATATGCGATAATTTATTTAACTATTCTAATATTACTGGTTATAATTCAATATTATTAAATAATATACTTGAAACTTGCAAGGATGATTGTATAGTATTTTTTTTAGAAGATGTAGAAAAAAATTATAAAATTTACGATTATCTTAATGAAAAAGATCAATTTAATCATTATTTTTGGTGCGAAAATTTAAAAGTGTTATTTGAATATAATATAATAGTTACATCAAGAGAATTATTGAATGATGAACTGTTATTTTATAATAAAAGTAACATAATATATTATTTTTGTGAAAAAAAGAACATAAACTTTAATGAAAATTTTAATAATAGAGAAAAATATTTATTTTTAGCTGATTATGATAGAATAAATGAATTAGATAAGCGTTTCTTTACAAAAATTTATACATTTAATAATTGTTTTGTAGATAATAATAAAGTAGAATTTGTTAGATTTAATTTAAAAAGAAATGATATTGTTAGTTTATTTGATAATAATACAAAAGAAAATATAAAAATAAATCTTGGTATAAAAGAAGATTTTATTGTAATTTTTATACACCTATTTGATAACTTATTTTATGACACATTAGACCGAATTATATTATCTATATATGAATTGAAGAAAACACATAAAATATATCCTATATTTTATTGGCCATTAGATAAAGAAATTGAAAAAACGATTACAAAAAAAGATATTATACTTTATAATGAAAAAAAGAATTATAAATTTTATAATTTTGATATTCCATTTGATATTAAAAACAGCGAAGATATAATAAATAATGATGATATAGAAACATACAATATCAAATTTTCAATAAATAAAGAATATTCTTTAACAATAAAAGATTATATATTAAATATTTTAAATAAATATTTAAATGACGAATATACATTAATTACAAAGATAGACGATTATAATTTATTACAACATATCTATATGTCAGATATATACATACCAATTACAGAAAAATTATCATATTTGACGTTGTTATCACAATATTATAAAACGTATACAATATTTACAAATGATAGCAATAATACACAAGAATATTGTATATTTGGTGATATACCATTATTAAATTCCAATGATTATATTCATTGTGCTATTACTAATAGAATAAAAAGAAATTTGCGTGTTGAAGATATGAAGAATTCCATAGAAAATTATATAAAAAATAAAGAAAATCCATTCTTTTTATACAAACGCGAATTCTGCGAATATTTATTTGGTTAGGTTTTGTAATAAAAATTATATACGATAAAAAAGAATACAAATATTTCATTATTATGTAGTTATAATAATGAAATATAGAATAAAATTTTTTTCTGATTATGCAACATCGGATGAATTGAAACAAACATATGAAAGTATTAATGAAATAGATAAAATGGAAAACTATGGTAAAGATAAAGATATTTATATAACAACAGAGAATGACTATACTCATGCTATTATTATTAACTTTGGTATGCCTGAATTAAAAGATATTTCTAAAAACAATGTTGTTGGATTAGGTCACGAGCCAACTTTATATTTTGTTTACTTAACTAATAAATCCACGAATCAATATATATTATTGTATGCTGAAAAATACATTGATAAATATTTTATGGGAGATAGAGTATTTAATAAGCCGTTCATACCACATTTTTCATATATGCCACATAATAAACCAATGCGAACTGTTCCAATAAAAAATAAATTGATATCTATAATAATAAGCGAAAAAAACGACATATGGTTTGGTTATTGTTATAGATATAAAATAGTAGAATTAATTTTAAAATATAACTATCCAATTGATATATACGGTAGAGGGTCAACCCAATTTTTATCTATCAATAATGAAATTATAAAAGGGGAATTTGTGGAAAATGAACCATATGAAAAATATGAATTTCATATTTGTATAGAAAATTTTGAATGCGACCACTACTTTTCAGAGAAAATAATAAATCCATTATTGACTTCTACTATACCAATTTATTTAGGTTGTAGAAATATAAAAGATTATTTTGGTGAAAATGTAATAATAATGTCTGGGAACATAGAAAAAGATATGAATTTAATAACAGATATTTTATATTATCCTGATAAATATAGACGAATTATTGATACTAACGCAATAAAAAATAAAGTTTCATTATTACGAAATTTAGATAATATTTTCTCATAAAATGTTTTATTTTATATATATGAAATATAGAATAAAATTCTTTTCAGATTTTCTTTCGTCTATTGAAGTAAAAAAATTGTATGAAAAATTATATGATACTTCCAATATGTCAAATTATGGTATAGATAAAGACATTTATATTACTTCAAATGATGATTACACACACGCAATTATTTTTAATTTAGCAACGCCAGTATTACGAAAAGATATAAAAAAATCAAATGTATTAGGATTAGCTCAAGAACCACCTATATTTATAATACAAACAGCGAATGAAAATAAATTAAAATACGTTATTAACAATATTGGTAAATATTTTATTGGCGATAAAGTATTTGACGAACCTTTTTTAGAAAAATATTCCTATTTATTACATAATAAACCATTACCATATATACCTATTAAGACAAAGAGAATGTCTTTTATTGTAAGTCAAAAGAAAGATTATTGGTTTGGTTATGGTTATCGTTATAAACTTTTGAATGCTATATTAAACGCATATTTACCAATTGATATATATGGTAGAGTTTGTAAAAATAATATTAAAGACGCAAGGATGAAAGGAGAGTTTAATAATAACGAACCATATGAAGATTATGAATTTCACATATGTATTGAAAATTTTATAACAAATGCTTATGTATCCGAAAAAATTATAAACCCTTTAATGACATATACTATACCGATTTATTTAGGGTGTATTAATATAAAAGAATATTTTGGCGATAATGTTATAATAATGTCAGGGAACATAGAAGAAGATATAAAATTAATAAAAGACATTTTATATTATCCTGAAAAATATAGAAGAACCATAGATATAGAAATGATAAAAAAAAAGGTGTCTTTATTAGACAACTTGGATAATATTTTTTCTTAATACTTATTCAGTAATAATTCTTGGAACAATGTTGATTGTTTGTAATTCTTGAGCCATTAATTTATAAGCATAAGGTATTTCTACTTTCGCAAAATCTGTTTTATTATCACAATTTTTACATAAATGAACCGTAAAATCCGCATTAGAATACATACGATTTTTATTACCATCATTATAGGAAGCAACAATACCACATTTTTTACATACATGAACGCTATATTTATCTGAAACATCATATAGTCTTTCTCTACAGAATTTAGACATTCCATGAGCAATCATTACATCACGTTCCATTTCACCAATTCTAAACCCACCATCTCTGCTACGACCTTCTGCTGGTTGTCTTGTTAAATTAACCATCGGTCCAATAGACCTACTATGTTGTTTATCATTTACCATATGTTTAAGTCTTTGATAAAATACTGGACCAATAAATATATTTGTTTCTAATTGTTCACCAGTTAAACCATTATATAATAACTCATTACCATAACTTTCATAACCTAAATTCTGTAATTCTTGAGCAATCGTTTTTACATCCAAGTTACCAAAACTTGTACCATCTCCAAATAATCCTAATTCTAATAATACTTTACCTAATAATGTTTCTTTTAATTGACCAATAGTCATACGAGATGGAATAGCATGTGGATTAATAATTATATCTGGTCTAATTCCATCCTTAGTGAAAGGCATATCTTCTTCTGGAATAATATTACCAACAGTTCCTTTTTGCCCGTGGCGTGAACTAAACTTATCACCAAATACTGGTTTTCTTAACGTACGAACGCGAACTTTTGCGAAATTATAACCATCGCCATTTCTTCCAGTATAATTTTTATCAATATATGTATCTTCTGTTGTTCTAAAAGTCTTACTTTGGTCTTCATATTTTATTGTTTTGGTAGGATCATTACGATTTTCTTTAATTGGAATTATTTTCGCTATAATTATATCACGATTTTCTACCAAACTATTCTCTGGAATAAAACCATCAGAATTTAATTTATCATAATTTCCAAATTTTATACCTTTTGTTTTAGTTGCGTCAGGTTTACACCTAATAATTTCATCTCTGATAATATTTTTATCTTCATCTTTTTCAGTATGGTATATAGTAGCTAAAAATAGTCCTCTATCTAATGAACCTTTATTGATTAACACACTATCTTCCTGATTATAACCAGTATGTGTCATAATAGCAACGTGAATTTGAGTTCCAGAAGGAATATTGTTTAATTGAATAAAATTCATTACTCTGGTTTCAACCAATGGTCTTGATGGATAATTTAATACATAGGCAGTTTTATCCATTCTTTGGTCGTAGTTTGTAGAATACACACCCATTGCTTGTTTACCCATCGCAGTTTGATAAGTGTTTCTTGGGGCTTGATTATTCTCAGGAAAAGGTATACATGATGCTAATACGCCAAATATAGTGCTAGGGTGAATTTCACAATGGGTATAATTAAATTTTTGTGTTTTATCTTGTAAATAACTATCTTTACATTTCATTGCTATCATAGCGAAGTTTTGTTCTTCAGGATCAATATATTCAACGACAGATTCGTTTATTTTACAATTGGTTAATAAATCATTCCAAGAAAGTTCTTTTGATACTAACATATCAATAATTGATTTATCTATAATGGCTTTATTATTACGCACTTTTAACACAGGACGAGTTAATCTACCACCATCATTACATACTCTAATTTCTAATAATTTAAAATCAAATACTATGGATGTATAAATGTTAATAATGCCTTTGTATTTTTTTTCTTTTAAATCTTTGTATAAATCCATAGGAGTTTCTGTAATACCTAACCAACAACCATTTACAAATACTTTGACTTTACCATATAAATGTTGTGGTTCTGTCTTATCAACTGTATATACATATGGTTTCACATAATCATATAATGAAGAACTATTCGTTGGAATTGTAATATGACCTAAATAACTAATATTTTTTACAACGCCAATAGACTGCCCTTCTGGAGTTTCTGCAGGGCAATTGTGTGTTACAAATGATGATGCTACAAATGAATGATTATCACTACGAGTAGTAAAGTCATATACTAATTCAGGTTCAATTTCTTTGATTGATAATATCGGGACACTTACGCAACCATTGTCAATAATATTTTCTTTAATAAAATTTTCATATATTATATCTGTAGTAAATCTGGTAGTTTGACGTATTCCTTTTTTGTTTTTTGATATAACTTTTTTAATCTGATTTTCAGTTAAATTAGTTTTATTTATCAATTCAGCAATATTAACATTATTATGATTTTCTATTATATAATCATAGTGGTCACTGCGCGTTTTTTTATTGAATTCTTTTATTTTCAAATGTTCTATGACAGGTGCGGAATTTCTTCTCTTTTCTTCACAATATGTATAATTAATAATGTCAGCATATTTAACTAAATTTTCTGAACTATTTTCAAAAACTAAACATATTTTTGTCTTATTATCATCTACTTTTTTAGGTTGTATATTAGATTTTATATCAAATTCATTAAACATATTCATAATTTGTGTCATATATTGTATGGTGTTATCTAAATATTCATTTTGTGTTGTTTGAAACGTAATTCCAATATGAGGCTTCCAAGATTTTTCATTTTTTTGATATGATAATCTAGAACCATCACCGCCTTGAAATGCTGACAAAAACTCACGTTTAATAGATTTTTCTGAATTTATTAACCAGTCAGGTATATTACGAATCATATTTGTTTTTTTACCAACAAATCCACCCAATAATGATAATAAGTAAGCAAATGACCCATTTTTAGAAACTTCCCAAGTTCTATATTTTGTATTTCTACCAGTTACTTTATCTTCAAAATTAGTAGTTTTTTGTTTTATAGAAGGGTTACCAAATCCTAATTTTGTAATATCACCTGCTATTTGGAAAACATCATATTCTTCACCTAGATAAAATGAGGCATTATAATATTTTTTATTATTATCATTCCTTTCATATAAATTTCCATCTGTATTTAAAGCTCCTATTAAACGAGCAATTATTTTTAATTTATAAACAGGAATATTTTTATTAAGTAAGTTTAATTCTAATAATTCAATCTTGTAATGTTCTAGTATGTCTGTATCATTTATTTTTACAATTGTTGTATTATCATCTTCTATATTTTTTACTGTATTACGAATAATTACCTTATCGTTTTGTTTCAAATCTTCCAAATTTTTCCATTCATATTTTCCGTTATTATTTACAAGGAATGGGTGATTAGAAGTAGCTTTTATTTTCCTTCCACTAATAGTAGTAATTTCAAATAATTTATCTGGCATTTTAGAAAAGAACGAATGAATATCGGATGGTTCATCAAGTAATGTTTCTGGATTTACAGTATTTACTATGTCTCCGTCTTTCATATCTTTTATTTTTTTAATAGTTAAACGGTCAGACAATAAAATTTCACTATCGCCATTTAAACATAAGAAGCCCCAAGTTGTATTGTGTAATTTACGAGGAGCAATTAATTCACCACTTTTTTCTAATGGAGTATTTATTCTACGCAAATGACTTAAACTTGCTACATAAGTCAAACGGTTCAATACTTGAGCAACGCCAACTTTACTACTATTGGATTGTTTTATACTAAAATCACCTGTTGCCAACGCACGATTAATGCCATTTTCAATTGTGGTTGATTTCATAATTTTATAAATGTTCGTCATATTTACAATATTTTCATAATCTTCTGTAGAACGCCAAGAACCATTGTTTATTTCACGAACAATTTGCTTCTGCATTTCTTTGACTAATTTATTAAAATAATTACGAAATAAATTATTCAATAATGTTCCAGTCAATTCAATACGTTTATTTAAATATGAATCACGGTCATCTGGAGGTATCCAACCCAAACTAGTTTGTATTAATTTTTTAGCCATATAACCTAATAAATATAATTTTTGTTTTAATGTTTGACAATGTGGGAACAAATCATTATCCAATACTTCTAATGTAAATTCACGCTTCTTCTTTGCTCCAGTTTCTTTATCCATATTTAATGGAGTATACGCAACTGACGCAGTAATATGTTTTAACGCATCTTCTTGTGTCATATATTTGTTTGCGTCAATAATAGAAGCTTGTAAACATTGTAATAGTTCCGCATTTTTAGTTTCATCAATATCTAATAATATATATTGGCAAACTTCTTTATCAGTCAATACACCTAACGCACGAAATAATACAAATAATTCAATCGGATTTTTAATTCGAGGAACATTTATATAAATACCGTGTCCAAAACCATTATTTTTATTTGCTATCATCATTTCAATTTGTTTTGGTGAAATACATTTAAAATCAGGAACAGATTTAATTTCAGCAAACCAATTCCATTTTGTAGTATTTTTTCCATCAAAACAATAAACGCGATTTTCAGCAGCACGTTCTTGTCCTAATACTGTTTTTTCAGAACCTTTTATAATAAAATAACCACCACAATCCATATAACACTCGCCAGTATATTTTGGATGAATATGTTTGTTTTGAGTTAATACACAAATAGATGATTTTAACATAATTGGTAATTTACCAATATTTATTTTTGGTAATACCTTTTCAATTATTTTTGGAGTTTCCATATTTTCATTATTGCGTATTACATATTTTAAATTAATATCAACAGTCATATTAGAAGCATATGTAAAATTTCTAATTTTTGCTTCTTGAGGTAACATCATCTTTGTAGCACCATTATTTTCATGAATTTGAGGAGGATATAGTTTAAAATTAGTAAATGATGCGAAAATTTCTAATAAATATTTATTTTCACTTTCAATGTAATCATTATCTGAATGAATTGTAACTGGATTAAACATTTGTATAGTTCGTTGTATTTGATAGTTGACAAAATGATTATATGATTCAATTTGATGTCTCACTAATCTTTCCAAATGTTGTCCTTGAAAATAGGATTCAATAATATGGTAAGGTTCTTCAATATAATTACCTAGATGTGATAATATGGCTTCTTCGTTGTTCAATTCATCCATTTTATTTTTTACATTTTCTTCTACTGTTTTTTCTACAGATTTTTGTAATTCCTGTAATTCTTCTTGAAAAATAATATCTTTTAATTGATTAGTAGTGTCGTTCTGAGATGATGATTTAGTAGCCTTGACTTTGGTATTTTTTGTTTGTTTTGGTTTTTTTATTTTAATTTTTTCTGTATTAGAAACATTATCTATAGCAATACTTTCTTTTGTTTGGGTTGAATAATCCATTATAATGTTATATTAATTATAATGTTATTATTAATATAATAATAAATTCAATTTTTTAAGTTATTTATGAATTAGTTTTATTACTATTATCGCCACTTGGTGAAGTAGGTGGTGATTTTTGAAGCGATATTCTATTTTCAATACAATTTGCTATTTTTTCTTTAACAAATAATTGTTTGTTTTCATTTATACGCTCTAATTCTCTATTTGTAATATCTTCAATAATTTCTTTTTTATCTAATTTTTTAGTTATATTGGGTAAAGAGTCGTTAGAAATAGATTCAATATCATAATTTAGTCTATTATAAGAATTATTTTTATTTTTATTGGTTCGGAAATTTACAATTTTATTATATTTATCCAGAAGAATTTTATATTTATTATCATATTTATCTTTTATTTCTTCATCATCTAAGTAAGTAGGTTGTCCTGATATATCATATAAAAAATAATCTTTTATATTGATATTCCAAGGGTTTCGTTTTCGTTCATTGTTCGGACTTAACCCATCAAGATACCAAAAACGGTCACTTTTATTTATTCGTTTAAGATTATCTTCAAAGAAACAATGAAAACATATATAAATTAATTCAGTAAAATAATTTACATTTTCAATACTTTCTTTTTGTGAATATTTATTTATTTCTTCTTGTAATTTTTTATATAATGTCAACTTTGTATTCATATCATATTCACAAGATAAAGGCATATAGTATATATCTTCAAAACTAGCACCAAATTCATCGTATTTTTTAGAAGACTCGTAGTTTAATAACGCTTTTTCCTTTAATTTGAAAAAAGTATTAATTATAGATAACAAAAACGATACGAATAACATTATAAATAATTGACTTTCACTTAAATATGTGCTTTTTGTTCCGGTTTGACCAGCAGATAGAGCTGTAAACAGCGTTATAGTAAAATTTATAGGTGTGGAAATATAATTCCAAAAAGCAGCGCTAATATATTTTTTCCAAGCCTGTGTTCCTATTCGTAAATTAAGACTCCCTTGTAATGTCAACATAATTCCCCAATCGGGTGAAAAATTATTTATTTTATTGTTACTTACATCTATTATTATATTACTGCTGGCATCTAAAGTGTGTAAAGCCATATTATATATTAGACAAATATAAAATATTATAATTTTTGAAATGTAAATAAACAAATAATAATGTATAAAGATAATGTCTAATAAAACAAATTTTAATTTTGTTGAATACTTAGATAATTATAAATCAAAAAGACAATGTAGATATTTGGAATATATAAAAATGATTGGGTTGATAAATGAGAACTATGAATATAATAATATCTCACATCAAAATTTTACTGGTGAACCAACCAAAACAAATACTAATAATTACTATTTCATGCATTCAAGCTCTAGTTGGAATACAATAAATAAACACAATAATGAATTTGACAGTTTTTATTCATTATGGAAATCTGAACATGAAACTGATATTAATAAGTTATTAGTTGAAGATGAAAAACATAATATTGTTATTGAAAAAGTAAATATTGATACAAAAATAGAGAACATTAATGATTTAATAAAAATAATTGACGAAAACGAATTTAAACCATATACTGAATATAATATTGATTTGAAAGCATTACATAATATAAAAAAAGAATTGAATGATTTAAATAATATGATTGGTATGGAAAATATGAAGAAATCTATTTTAGATCAATTGTTGTATTTCATTCAAGAATTACACGTTGGTAAACAAATTAGTGAATTTAAACATACAGTTATTTATGGTTCTCCCGGAACAGGTAAGACAGAAATCGCGAAAATTATAGGTAATATGTATTCAAAATTGGGTATATTAAAAAATAATGTTTTTAAAAAAGTTACTCGTAATGATTTAATTGCTGGATATTTAGGTCAAACTGCTATTAAAACGAAAAAAGTAATAGATGAATGTTTAGGAGGTGTGTTATTTATAGATGAAGCATATTCTTTAGCAAGTCATGAAAACAATGACACCTATTCAAAAGAATGTTTAGATACATTATGTGAAGCATTGAGTGACCATAAAGATGATTTAATGGTTATAATAGCTGGATATGATAAAGAATTGGAAGATACTTTTTTTCGTGTTAACCGCGGTTTGGAATCCAGATTTATTTGGAGATTTAAAATGGATCCATATAATCATAAAGAAATGATGAAAATATTTAAAAAGAAAGTGTTTGAACACGAATGGAATTTTGAGAATGAAACTGAAATAAATGAAAAATGGTTTTCTGATAAAAAAGAAGTATTTAAAAATTTTGGTAGAGATATGGAATTATTATTTACATATACAAAAATAGCGCACGGGCGAAGAATTTATGGCAAAGATAAAGAATTACGTAAAAAAATATCATTACCTGATATTAATAATGGTTATGAAATATTTTTAAAAAATAGACAGAAAAAAGAAAATACTTTTATGCATACCATTTTTATTTAGGCAAAAATATTAGTTTCCATAGTATATTTAATTTCGTTTGATGTAAATATACTATAATATTTAAATGAGTGATAGAAAAACAATAAGTGTAAATCCAGAATTATTTAATTTTTCATCCAATAAAACAAGAAAAAAAAGGGAAAAAAATAATGGTGGTGAAATAAAAATGAAAAAACCAAAGGCGAAAATGCGAGATAATACGTTGAAAAAGAAATCTATATTGAATATGATACGACAACATCAAGAAGATAAATATAAAAAACTATTTAATGAAAAAAATAAATTTCATAATGAAGTAAAAAATGAAATTGATACTATAACTCAAATAGATAGCGACTTTGAACAATCAAAAAATTATTTATTAAAATTAGCAGAAGAAAATGAAATAAAACAACAGAATATGAATAAAACGCTCAAACAATATCCAGCTATGACGAATCATATTTCAACTGAATCTTTATTATTTCATCCTGATATTAAACCATATGAAGAAGTAAATTTAGAATTTCCACCCGAAACGGAAAATATAACTTCAATAACAATAAAACCAAAATTAAAAAATAATTTACAGCAACCGAATTATGGTTGTTTAAAAAATGGTTCATTACCTACATATCGTCAATATATTAATAAAACACAAAAGGTACCAATTACGTCTAATAATAATTTTGATATTTTAAATAATTCGCAAATTCAAAATATTCCTGAAATAATTATTAATTCTTCTGAAAATATCAATTCTATACCATTAGAACAAAAAATTACTGAAAATAAAATGATAGAAAATAAGATACGTGAAAACGCACAAAGAATGAGTGAAATGAAACAAATGATGTCAAAATTAGAGGCTATTAAAAATAATAACTATAAAAAAGCTATGAAACAAAAAAAAATCATTCGCAGAAGTTATAAAATTGGTAAATCAAAAGTATTACCCAAAATAGCAGTATTAGTTTCAAATAGAACAATACGCAATAATATAACAACCAAAGCGCAATTATTGAAACAAGATTCTATTAATGATATTAAAAGATATTTAGTTAAACGAGGTTTAATTAAAATAGGTTCTACAGCACCAAATGATGTATTGCGTAAAATGTACGAATGTTCTTCTCTAATGTGTGGTGAAGTTCAAAATCACAATCCAGATAATTTATTACATAATTTCTTACACGGAAAAGACGAAATGTAATTACTTCAATGTTAAATATAATAATATAATTCCTGTTCCAGTTATAAATGTTACATTGATAATAAAATATAAATCGCTATATTTTTCATTATAGTCATCATCATTGTCTTTTGGTATAATATCATCATCTTTTTTTTGGTCGTGATTATTATATATATAGTATCTATCGTAATAATTATTTATAATATTATTTTGCGGGTTTTCACACAATTGTATTTTTTCAATTAGTATGGCGTTATCGTTTATATCTAAATCATAAAAATATCCGTACTCTTTATCACTGTCGTCGCAATCATTTGTATCAATATTTTTTAAATTATTATAATATTTATTTTGCCTAACTAACATTCTCATAAAATATTATGTCTTACGATTTTATATATATTTATAGTAATATAAATATATCTTACTATAATTATTAGCAATCAATTTTATTATAAATGAGTAAAGTAACTAAGAATAAACCAAAAGAAAAAGATAGTTGTGATACAAATAAAATTACAAAATATTATTTTGATTTGACAAAGGAAAATAGTGAAAAATACGGTGAACGAACAATTGTTTTATTACAAGTGGGTGCTTTTTTTGAAGTTTATGCGTTGAAAGATGAATATGGCAATATAACTGAAAGCCAAATTGAAGAATTCTGTAATATTTGTCAACTGAATATTGCTGATAAAAAATTATCATATGGTTCTAAACAAGTTTTAATGGCTGGTTTTCGCGATTATGTATTAGATAAAAATTTACAAAAAATTACAGATAATGGTTATACCGCAGTAGTGTATGTTCAAGAAAAAGATGATAAAAATATAAAACGAGTATTACACGGTATATATTCTGCTGGAACATATATATCTTGTGAAACAGATAGTTTACCTCAATTAACAAATAATATAATGTGCATTTGGTTGGATATTTATAAACCGTTAGATAAAAACAATCAAGTTACTTTTTCAAAAATGCGAAATACAATTATTTATGGTGTATCAACTGTTAATGTATTTACTGGAAAATCAACCATTTTTGAATATCAAACTCCTTTTCTATTAAACCCTACAACATTTGACGAATTAGAACGACAAATATCCGTTTTTTCACCAAGTGAAATACTAGTAATATCACCTTTTGATAAAAAAACAAATAATACAATATTACAATACTCTGGCGTTAAAACGAATAATATACATATTTTTGATAGCAAAGATGAAACAAATGTAAATGTTATCAATTGTACTAAACAAAAATACATACAACACGTTTTATCTAATTATTATGGTGAAGAATTATTAAGTATTTGTAGTGAATTTATGACTAATTTGATGGCTACACAGTCGTTTTGTTTTTTAATGAATTTTTTACAAGAACATAATGTAAATTTGGTTCGTAATATTTCAATACCAGATTTTAACAATAGCTCAGACAGAATGATATTAGCAAATCACACATTGAAACAATTAAATATCATTGATGATTTATCACTGGATAGCAAAAAGAACGGCAATTTATCTTCAGTTTTGTCTTTATTAAATAAATGTTGTTCTCCATTAGGGCGTCGCATGTTTCAATATCAATTATTAAATCCTACTATGAATGTAGAATGGTTAAATAAAGAATATTCTATAATACAAACTATGCTTTTATCTGAAAACGAACAATTTATAGATATGTTTAGAAAAAGTTTATCTCAAATAAGAGATATTGAAAAAATATGTAGACAATTGGTTTTATTAAAAGTATATCCATCTTCTATATTTTATTT